GGAAGTTGCAATTGCATATGAGACCTTAATGCAAGTCTCTCGGGAGGTACAGGCAGAGGGTTGGACATTTAACCGAGAGGCTGAGTATCCACTCACTCCAGACTCTAATGGCTACCTAACACTAACTGGTAGCATGATACAAGTTGACCTAAGTGATATATTTGAAAACAGTGACTATGATACTGTTGTTAGAAACGGCAGGCTGTACGATAGGGTAGGACATACTGATGTATGGGATACCACTAAAACTTATAAGGCTGATGTTGTCTGGTATTATGACTTCATTGACCTACCACAAGTCTTTAAAGATTATATCACATCACGAGCAGCAACACGTTGTGCTATTAGGCTAGTGGGTGATGTGAACTTAACTCAAACATTAGCTTCATTTGAAACATGGCGTAGAGCTAATGTGATGGAATATGAATGCAATGAAGGTGATTACACTATGTTTGGTTTCAAACAAGGTGATGGATTTTACAATAGCTATAAACCATTCAAGGCACTTGCACGATGACTTCAGTTTCTCAACGTATACCTAACTTCATTGGTGGTGTTTCCCAACAGGCTGATGAGAAGATGCTGTTGGGTCAAGTCAAAGATGCTCTTAACTGCTACCCTGATATTACTCTTGGTATGCTCAAGAGACCTGGTGGTAAGTTCCTTGGTAAGTTAGCTGGACTTGCTGCTAATGCAACTCCTGACAATGGAGATACACATGCATGGTTCAGTATCTTTCGTGATAACCAAGAGAAGTATATTGCTAACATCTCATCTGCTGGTGTTCCTAAGGTATGGAACCTATTGACTGGAGCTGCTGCTACTGTGTCGTATCCAGCTGGTAAGCAGGCATCTATTGAAAGTTATCTTGCTGCTGCTGATTACCGTAGCATCAAGACTCTCACAATCAACGATTTTACTTATATTGTCAACAGTGAAAAGATAGTAACTGCTAAAGCTGCTCCTACATGGAACGCAAAAAGGCAGGCTACTGTTATCATTACTGGTGTTGAACATGGTACGCTGTACAGGGTAACCATTAATGGCATCAATTATGATTACACATCACCATCTGCTGGTGGTGGTAACCTAAGAATTGGTGATGTTACTGCTGGTATCTTTGCTGCTATTACTGGTAACTTTAATACTAAAACTATCATTGATAACACACTATACCTTACCTTCACAACTGATACCAATGTATCTGGTTATGCGGGTGTTACTGGTAAGGACCTTCGTGTATTCCAAGATTCAGTTGATACATTTTCTAGGTTACCTGAACAGGCCTTCCCTGGACAAGTTGTGAGAATCAATAATACATCAGCTGATAAAGATGACTTCTATCTGAAGTACATTGAACCCAATGGTATTGCAAGTACTTATAGTCAAACTGGTACTACAGTAACAGTAACAACACCAACACCACATGGTCTTGCAACTAACAACTTAGTTAATGTTGTCATCACAAGTGGTAATGGTGTAAGTGGTAACTACAAGGTTACTGTAACAAGTACTACTGTATTCACCTACACTGCAGCTAGTCAAACAACTAGTGGTAATGCTAATATATTTACTGCCGCTTCTGCTGGGTACTGGGAAGAAACTATTGCTCCTAATGTGAGCACTGGGTTCAATGAAAACACAATGCCAATTGCCTTGATTCGCACAGGAACTAGTCCCCTTACATTCAGGGCTACCTTTCTGGATGGATCAGAGACGATTAACAGCTTACCACTTATTTGGGAACCTAGACTTGTTGGTGATGAGGAGTCCAATAGTCAACCTACCTTTGTTAATAACACAATTCAAGATATTTTCTTGTATAACAATAGGCTTGGTTTCCTAACTGAAGACAATGTCTCCATGTCCCAAGCTGGTGACTACTATAACTTTTATAATAAATCAGCTACCACACAAACAGCAGCTGATCCAATTGACTTGAGTTGTGCTAGTATTAAACCAGCTATTGTACGTTCAGTTGTACCTATTACTCAAGGTCTATTGCTGTTTAGTGATAGTCAGCAGTTCCTTATGGAAGCTGAGAATGGAGCTTGGACACCTGCTAACGTAACCATTAGTACTATTGCTAACTACGAATGTGATAGGTACATTAAACCAGCTGACTTAGGTTCTACTGTACTCTATGTCAGTCGTAACCAGAGTTGGACTAGAGCGTTTGAGATCTTTACTAGAGGTCAACGTGAATCTCCTACTGTTACTGAAACGACTAAGATCGTTCCTGAGTGGATGCCAAGTGGTATCACAGACGCTGTAGGAAGTGCCCAGAATGGCTTGTGGGTGGCCTCTAGTCGTACTTCCAAGTATATGTACCTCCATAGGTTCTACGAGCAGGGAGACGAGCGTCCTATGGCTGCATGGGTACGTTGGTTGCTACCATCTAATGTGATCCATACAGCTATCCAAAGTGATGTCCTTTATGTAATTACTAGTGGTAGTGAAGGTTACATTGCAAGTCAATATAAACTAGTACTAGCACCAAGTACTGGTGGTTTAACTAATAACCTAGGTAATCAAATAGATCCCAGTCTTGATACTTGGTGTGAGGTAACTGATGCAGCTATGGTATCACCAGTACCACCTACTGCCCCTAGTTATAGTAATGTAACAACTGTCACAAAGGTCTATCTACCCACATATTTTAACACCACTAAAACTATCAGGTTTGTTGTTGGTCTTGTTAAACCAAATGGTACAGGTGTACAATCAGGTTATACTAATGTAGCTACCTTACTTAGTGATGGTGGTGGTGCTTACTTTAACATCCCTGGTGATGTAACTGGTAATTTTATCTATGTTGGTTATGAGTACAACATGGAACTAACACTACCAAGGTACTACTACTCACTAGGTCAACAAGGTGTAGACTTCACAGCTGTTACTACAACATCACGTATGGCATTCTATACAGGTCTTGGTGGTGATATCTATTTCAGTATTAAGGACCGCAGTAGACCTGAATGGTTTAGTATTAGTGGAGCACAGATTGCTGACTTCTACCAAGCTAATATAGCACCATTCCGTGATACCTTTGTTTATAAAGTACCCATTTATCAAAGGCCTGATAACTATACGATGAAAGTAACATCTAATACTCCATTCCCTGTTAGTCTTGTGTCTATGCAATGGGAAGGACAATACTCACCTGGTTTCTATAGGAGGACCTGATGGATCTAGTTAGTCTTGGTATTGCAGGCGTTAGCTCTATCCTTGGTGGCATAGGTGGTCAAGCAGATACTAATGCACAAAATAGAGCTATTGAAGCTCAATACAAACAAAATCTTCAGTCATGGCAATACGGTAAGAAACGTATTAAAGCAGATTGGAGGCATGATACTAAACAATGGCGTCTTAATCAAAAGAATGAAGAGACACTAGGTGCCTGGAAAGATGCTACTAACCTTCAGAATTGGCAGCAAGAGCTAAAGATTCAAGACTTTGAATATGCTTCTCAGATGAAGCAATACGCTAAGTCTGAGCAGATCTTTAAGCAACAGCTTACATTCAACCAAATGGCACAAGCTGCTGCCAATGAAGCTGAATACCGTAAGCTTGAAGATTCTATGAAGGAACTTGCCTTCCAGAATCAAGATATTGTTATCCGTGCTCTACAGTCTGAAGGAGCTGCTGCTGTTAAAGGGCAACAAGGTAGGAGTGCAGAGAAAGGAGAACAAGCTGAGTTCGCTGCATTAGGTCGTAACCAAGCGATCCTTGCTGAATCGTTACTTAGTGCTAAGGCTGATACTGGAGCTGCTCTTCGTAAGATTGCTAACGATAGATTCGGTGCTGATCTTGCAGCAGAAGCTAGCCGTATGCTTCAACCTGATCGTCTTCCTGCACCACCCAAGCCTCTCACTACACCACGTGCTGAATTCCTTCAACCACGTAAACCTAAGAAATATGACTTCGGTCCAAGACCTATTAAAGGTGCTATGGCATCTTCTGCTGGTTCATGGATTGGAGCAGCTAGCCAAGGTTTGACTGGTATTGCTGGTGCTATTGGTGGTTCTGGAAGTAAATCTGGTTTGGCTAATAGAGATTATAGTTTTAACTTTGGTTAATTAAATGGATCAAGTAAGTTACAGAGGGTACGCCCGGAGTATAGGTTTCGATCCTATTAAAGCACCAACGGAAGGTCTTGCTAGAATGCAAGAACGAGATAGCCGTATCATACGTGGTATGGAAGAAAACCGTAGGGCTGTTAAGGAGGTAAGAGACGAGTATGGTGCTGGACTTGAACGTAAGCTCAGCATTGAAGCTAGAGATCGTGATCAAAATTATCAATGGGAGACAAAGCTAGCTGATAACCGTCAAAAGGCTATCAATGTAAATGCCCAAACTCTCATTCAAAATGAACTACAACAAGGTAAGAACACTACTGCTGCTCTAGAAAGTCTTGCTAAATTCAGTACTACTATTGCTGATGGTATTACTGAGTACCGTAAGCAAAAGGATGAAGCTGATAAGATCCAAGGTGCATACCTTGTAGCATCTGGTCAGATTTCTCAACAAGAGATTAGGGATACTCTTATTGCTAAAACACTACTTAAGTCATCTGGTCAAGCTACCAATGAGATCGTTGGTGGTCTACAGCAACGTAATGCTAACCCCTATCTTGTTAGTAACCTTGCAGCCAGTAACAAGGCACTTCATGTTGGTATGATGGAAGCCTATGCTAGGCAAACCCTTAGTGGTTATACTGCATGGGCACAAACTAAACTAGATGAACAAGGTCTTAATACAGCTGAACAAAGGTTAGCTGCTGCCCCTCAGTTGCTCGGTGACTTCCTTAAGGAGAATGGTCTACTGGATGTTAATCCAAAGGCCATCATGGAGCCCCTACAGCGTGCTAATCAAGCCTACAGTGGTCTTGTAGAAGCTGCTAGGAAGTCTGATATCCGTAATAAATCAGATGATATCAGGTCTCAAGCAAAGCGATTACTGGTAGAGAATCCTACTGGTGAGTCCTTCATGGAAGCATTCAATATGATTGCTACCACATACGCTGATGATGGAGCTACTCCACTTGGTCGTAGGGGCGCTAGAGATGAACTGATTAAGCTTACTTCTGATACTACACTGTTCTCTGATCAACAGGTAGAACAGATTTGGTCTACTGCTATGACCGATCAGGGTAGCATGAAGGATCGCTTTAGTAGTGAGTATGATCAACTCCTCACTGATCGTCAGAAGGATAAGGAAGCTGAGTTTCAAATCATTGATGCTCAAGAACGTAGAGAGAACAAAAGACAAGAAGAACAACTGCTTGATTGGATCAAGAACAATAACCCTAATGAAGAAACTCTCACTTCTATCATCAAAGAAGCCAAGACAAAAGGAATTGCCACTGATCGTATTCAAGCTTATCTTGCATTTACTACTGAGCAACAGAATGCTGACTTCTGGACAAAGCAATTCCGTGAAGCATATCAATCAGGTACTCTAACACAGGATGATGTGTATCAGCCTGGTGTCCCTGTTGAAGTAAAAGAAACTTGGCTTAATAGGGCACAAGATCTAGATAGGCGCAGAACTAGTGCTGGTATAGATCCAAAACTAGTGAAGGAAGAGTTTACTGATGCACTTAAGCAAAACTTGATTGGTGATAGTACTAATCGTACTGCTCACTTCAGTCTTCGCAGTGCTTCTGCTTATGCATTTAACTTATACAATCAAAGGTTTAAGGAATATGCTGAGACAATGGAGCCATCTGCAGCAGCTGCTCAAGCACGTTTAGATGTTCTTTCTCAAATTACAAAGAAAGGAGGACGTTTTACAGTAGTTGCTTCTTCAAATACTAGAGCAGGTCAAACACAAGCTTTTTACGCTTCCTTTACACCTGGTAAGCACGCCAATGCTCCGACTGCTATTGACATTATCAATACAAAGGATATTGTAAAGAGATTTAATGCTAACCGTAATATTATCAATGAAGAAGTTATTGTTAGCCCCGCTTTATTGAAGGATATTGATAATAGGATTACTAACGGTAAGCCATTCTCAATGCCCGAAGTCTTAAACATTTTACAACGAGCACAGCCTGACACAACTGCTACTGATCTTCTAAATGCTCAACTTAAGGCGGCAAACCTTACTGGTCGAGTAAAACCTGGTTTTAGGGATCAACTCAACCAAATCAATGACCCTGCATTACGTCGTATCTTAGATCAACCACTTACTCAAGATCGTCTTAACACTACTATCATTGGTAGTGGTAATGCACCTGCTACTGTACGGACAGGTAACAATGGCTTCACTGATGTGATGTCTCTTGGCAATGCAGCTGGCTTTAAGTTCCCACAGGTAATGGCTGCTATGTGGGCACTAGAAAGTGGCTGGGGTAACTACCACAGTGGTAAGAACAATGTCTTTGGTATCAAGGGTTCTGGTAGCTCTGTATCCACTGAAGAGGTTATTAACGGTAAAAGGATTCGAGTTAATGCTAGCTTTAAGGACTATGCATCACCGTTAGAGTCTGCTAAGGACTATGTTAATTTGATGAATAACTCACGGTATGCACAGGGTCTAGCACAAGCTAGGACACCACGTCAAGCTGTTGAAGCTATTGCTGCTGGTGGTTATGCTACTGATCCCCAGTACACCTCAAAGGTCGTTAAGATCATGCAAGGTATGGGTGTTAATGTAGATCAACCTTATACTCCTGCCCCTCCTGCTCGTAACCAAGCATTCATGCGTCCTACATTGGCTTACATCACCAGTGATTTAGGATCGCCTGGTCAACCTCATTTAGATGTTAAACAACAGGATAATCCTAATACACCACAAAATGAGTTCAGGGCTAGATTTAAGGAGAATGATCTTGATAACTATGTAGTTGTTAAAGACCCTGAGTACGGTACTATTCCTGTTGGTGAACTTCGTAAGCGTCTACCTGGACGTGGTGATGATTTTGATCAACATATGGCTAGAGGTTCTCACGGTATTGACTACCCTACTGCTTATAATAGTCAAGTATTTGTACGAAATGGTGCCCGTATTGTATCTAAACAACAAACAAAATGGGGATCAATGGTTGTTATTCAATTGCCGGATGGACGGCGTTTCAGTTTCTTACATGGTAAATCAGTATGACACAAACACCCTATGTGGATGAAGAGGAGCTGAAGCGTATCCTAGCTGAAGAGGAAGCTCAGTATAAAGCATTACAGTCAGAGGCTCCAACTTATAACGCTAAGAATGCTCCTGAGACGATGTATCGGGAGGCTACACCAGCACAGAATAAAGCTGCTGGTAATGTACAACCTGTTAAAGGTGCTACTAATCAAGCACAAGCACAACTAAAGCCTGGGTTTCTTGAAGGTATCAAGCAGCAATTAACAGCACCATATCAAAAGGGTAGTGGTACAGGTTTTATCTATGGTGGTGATAAACCTGGTGCTACTCTTGCTGAAGATGTAGGCCAGTATGCCCAACGTACACTGGAAGGCATTGGTGCTGCTGGTATGGGCATCATTGACTTTGGTATGGATGCAGTTGGTCGTATTCCAGGTGCTGAGTGGATTGATGATGCATGGGATGCTAAAACAAAGTATAAGAACCCTGCCTTTCAAAAGGTAAGGGAGGTATCTTCTATTCTTGTACCTAGTATTGGTGTTGGTGCTGGGTCACGTGTTGCTACTGCTGGTATGGCTGGTGGTCCTGTAGCACGTGGTCTTGCTGCACTTGGTATTAACGTTGCAGGTGATGTAGCTGTTAATGCTATTAGTGACCAGTCTGAAGGTGAAACAATCTCTACTGTTGTAAAGGAAGCTGCACCATGGCTGCCTGTACCTGATGCACTTGTTGTTAAGGATACTGACTCTCCTGAGGTACGTCGCCAACGTAACATCTATGAATCAGGTGCTATCAGTATTGTTGGTGATATCATTGGCTATTCAGCTGCTGCTGGACGTTCAGTGATGGATTGGTTCAAGCCTAATGATGCTACTGCACAAGCTTATAAGTCATCAGAGGCTATGGTCAATGCTGATGCTGCTACTGCTACCAGGTTGTCTGAGATTGATACACAACGTGTTCAACTACAGGAAGAACTAACTCAGCTATCTTCTGTTGCTCCACTTGATGAAGCACAACTGATTGAACAAAGTGTACGTATTGGTGACCTTGAAGCACAACTAAAGGGGTTGGATGGTGAAGCAAAGAAGCTATCTTCACAGTACCTCAATACAGGTGCGTCAGAACTCACTGACAGCCCCCTGGAATCGTTTGTAGAGCGTCAACAGACCAGTAGAGATCTACAAGTAGATGAGGTAGGTAAGGGGCGCCTTCTAGACGATCCTGAAGGGGCTGGTGGTGTTGATCCCATGATCACTCCTAATATGTTCCCAGAGGGTTCTACTGCTGCTCTTAGTGTACCTCCTGGTAATGTAGCCAGGAATATGGCTGATACTGCTGCTATCAAGATGGGTACAAGTAGCGGTACTCCTGCACCTATCCTGTCAGAGAGGGCTTACCATGACCTTAGTAAAGGTAATACTGTTTCACGTAACATCATTGAAAACCTAGCAGAAGCTACTAGGGAGACTGGTAACTTTGATGCAATGGTAGAGGGCTTTAGATACACTAAAGCGCAGATGAGTGATGCTGCGTGGAAGATCTACAATGACATTATCGGTACAGATAAGGTATCTGATCTTAAGACACTGTTCCTTGATAACCGTGATGTAAAAACTTTACTTGATGGTCGTAAGATTAAGTACGTTAATGATGTCCAAGCGGAAGCCATTGGCTATGCTATGCGTGAGTTGACTGATAAGTACATCGGTCAAGTTGTTACTGAGACATCAGCTCGTGCTATGGATACAGTAGGTAGAGAGATTGCTGACATTGCTGAGGGTTATAAAGCATTCCCTGAGACTGCTGATCTTAGCCGTACTACTGAGATGATCGGTGACCGTCTTGCATTCCTTATGGAAGAGTACGCTCTCAATAAGTACATTGCAGGTTGGGCACTTAAGAACCAGGATCGTTGGCAGAAGTTCCTACAGGAAACACCAGATAAGGAAGTAGCGCTTAAGCAACTGACTGAACAGTTTAACCTTAAGGTACAAGAGAAGAATGCTCAGGCACAGAGTTATAGAGAGATGATTCGTACCATTGCTCGTGATCGTCCTGATGCTGCACAACCGTTGATTGATGCATTTGCACTATCTAA